TGACCGGGAGCGAGGCTACCGAACGCGTTCATTGGGCCCACCTGTGGGAACAACGGACGATCTGCGGTGTCTGACAACTTCAAAAGTTCGGCCCACATTGATGGGTTCATGAACATGTGTGTTGGCAGGTTGCCGTTCGATGCGGAAAGAATGGTTTCGGCTGCGTTTGCAACCCATTCTGCCCAGTACGAAGGATCGTCAACGGATGCTGCAAGGAAGTTGCTGGTGGTGGTTGCACCTGTAGCAAGTTGGTCTGCTGCGTAGTTGTCTGTGGCGTTTGCGTAGATACGGCCCATGTCGTCAAGCAAAACTTGCAGAACGGCGGGGTCTGACCAGTCCAATTCGGCTTCGGACACATTCACGTATCCACCGAAAATTTGCTTTGTGACTTGGTTGTTGAACACAACGAGGGTGCCTTGGCTTGGTGACTGCTCACCGATGCTTGCGCCGATTGTGGTGTGTGTGGTCACCTCTGGACGGATAAACACCTTGCCACCACCGGGCATTGCGCGCACGCCAACGGCGTCAACAACTGGGCGACGGCCGATGAAATTGTTGTAAACAGGAGCAACAATTGGAGTAGGGAGCAATCCAGGTGTGTCGGTTGTGACAACGTCTGGTGCGGCTGCGCGAAGTGCTTCGCTCATCTCGCGCCACTGATCGCCACCAGCAATTGCTGCTGCGATGTATTCCGCTGCTGTTGGAAGTGCAACGACCTTTTTCGCCTGAGCAAAAACGATAGGTGCGGTCGGAACGATTTCAGCCGAAGCCTCAACCGCTGGGGTTTCTTGTGACATGGTTTCCTCCTCAGGAATGTCATTGGGTTGGGTTTCGACAGCGTCTTCCTCTTCAGGTTGAGACGCAGCGATTTCTGTGATGACAGCATCCGCAAAAGCGGGCTGTGCAACAAGACTGATTTCGACAAGGTTGGCCTGAGACACCACCATGGTGCCTGACTTGTCGAACTTGTATTTGACCGGTACAGCACCAACGCTGACCGAGTCGTATGCGCCAGCCTTCACCAGTTCAATGGCTTCGTCGGCTGCGCGGGTCTTAGCAAACTTGGCTGTAAACAACAAGCCTTCGTCGGCTTCAACAATTTCGGTAACGACGCCACGCAACTGCGTCATGTCGTGACCTTCGAGCAACTTAGGTGCTTTAGCGTTCACATCGAACGCGCCACGCTTAAACATGACGCGCTCACCGCTCGACACGGTTGCAGGCGTGTCCCAAGGTACAGCCACACCCGTGATTGTTCGGGGGCTTTCCTCACCTGCAGCCGCGTCAAGCGTGATGGGTACAGAAACAAACTCAATCATAAGACACTTCCTCAATGTTTTTAGTTGCTGTGTCGTTCATGTTTTCTTCCATGTAGTCGTCAATGTCAAACTCGACATAACGGCCGCGGGGAAGGATGTTGTCCGCGCTCAGCGTTTGCTCAATGCAGTCAAGGTAAATGCGCGCACCAAAGAGATACAGATCCTGACGCGCTTGCTGTGCGTTTTGGTACGTCATCGACGCGCCCTCAGTTGGGGCCGAAACAAGGTAAGCGGGAATGTTGCACAAGCGGGCCATTTCAAGTGCCTGATACTTGCGCTGCTCCGAAATGACTTCTTGCGGGTTTTGCTTGTATTCGCGAAACTCAACTTGACGCGACAAAGCACCGATAGCGTTTTGTTTACGCGCTTGCGCCCACGCCGACGCCAAAGACCCAAGATCTTCACCCGACAAGTCTTCGCCGTCAATCTGTTGCAGGTAACCCGGCACGGTTTCCAGCTGGGCGTAACGGTCTGCCGCTTGGTCAAGGTAAATGCTGGTGTTGATGGCTCGCGCGCCAATCTTCAAAATGCCTTCAATTGGGCTGATGAACTGCACGACGTTGTTTACATCGATGGGTTGCCCGTTGAACTCAAGTTCGTCCGATGGGCCGTAAAACTGCGGGTAGCCAGTCTGCTTAGTGCTGCTCATGTTCGATGCGGGGAGCCATGTAAACGCGGCGGGGAAACCTTGCGCGCCTGAACCCTGCGGTGCATAGCGGCGGGTGATATACGCGTACGCAACGCCGTACATAAACAGATCTGTGAAGATGTTTACGAAGAAGAACGAGCGCGACACTTTGGGGTCTGGGCGTTCCATCCAAGGCTCAAGGGGCAGGTAAATCTCTTCGTAGTTGTCGCCCATCCACTGCTTTGAGTAGTGCTTCAACTCCAGCGAGCCAATCAGGCCAGCAATCAGGTCGCGGCTACGGCTTACGGTCGGCACCGACAACGCTTTAATTTCGTCCGAGCCTGTTTGGTAATACAGGAAGTTGCCGACGTTGGCAGCACCAGCTGCAGCCTTAATCGGCGCAGACGCAAACGCAGGTGCTTCGGTTTTACGAGTAAACAGACCCATTGCTACGGAGTCTCGCACAGGTTTGTTGCATTTGCAAGTACCTACGCAGAAATTCCAAAAGCGACTCGACCCGACGATGGCGGGCGGGACACAAGTGCGCAGGCGGCAATCAGGCACCGCGCGGCTTCAATCGGGCCGGGTGACCGTTGGCTAGAAATCACGACGCTGTTTTGTGCGCGAACCAGCACAGCGCGCCCGACGTGTTCGGCGAGCATTTCACCGCCGTCGTGCTTAATCTTGTTCTCACCAATAAGCGACCTGACGACCTGCGTCCATTTCAGCAACTCGCCGTAGCCCCACTCGATCTTGCGTCGCTGATATTTCTCAGGACAGTGCAAAGCCAAAGACGGCGTGATGGCTAGCGTAACTTTTGGGTCGCTGTCAAGTACCTTCGCAATGTTTTCCCACAGTTGAGCGATGCTGTCGGTTGTAAACCTGACCGACACAAGGATTTCGCCGCTGGTGTTTTTGCGTGACCAGACGCCAACGTACTTCGAGTCGTCCACAGCAGAGTCCACAGCCAAAATGGAATTACCGCCGTCGTGGGTTAGGTCTTCGGCGACTCGGTCGCCCCACATCCCAACAGGCAACCACGAAGACGCGGCCGCCACCCACAGGTTGCAGTGCGCGCGGAGAAACTGGTTGCGGTCGGGTGCAGCAGCTGCCGCTTGTAAACCTTTGACGGTGATAGTGCGTCCGAGACTTGGATTTGCGTAGCCCCAATACTCAGCGTTCAAAGGATCTACTGCGGGCAGGCTCCACTCGGCAAAATACAAGTCGCCTTGCGTGTCCGAGTCAATCAGGGCTAGGGCCTGCTCACGCAACTTAAGCATGGCGCGCGACGACTCGTCACCAGCGGTTGACGTCATCCAGCACATCGGTGACGGGACAGCAATTTGGCTGGGAAGTAACGCGCCAAAAATAGTCGCCTCGGACATAGCCCAGATTTCATCGAGCAACAGAATGTCCCAGGTGCCACCGTGTTTCTTGCCGGTAGCCGAGGTGACTTTGTAAACAGACCCGTCAATCATCTTGACCTGATGCCGACCGTACGCCCACGTCACTTTGCACAGACCTGACTCTTCCCACAGCTCAAAGGTTTCACGCAACTCCTCAAAGACCTCGGTCGCTAAACCAAGTTCGTGAGCCGATGACGCGACACGTACCGGGCGACCCCAAATGCGGGGCAACTCCGACAACGCCCAACCCACAATCGCCGCGTTCATACTTGTCTTACCGTTCTGACGCGCGGCCGAAATCAAAGCCTTCGAATGCACAAAGCACTGGTCATCATTCACCGTAAACGCATCCGTCAAAGCGCGCAACTGCCAAGGAAACAGGGTGCGACCCAAATGCTGCGCAGACCAAGCCGCAATCTGCCCACCAAAACTGTGACCCCCAGCAGTAGGCGTAACCAACCTCGGCTCATCCCGGCCCAAATCGCTGTGAGTAATGACGGTCTTGGACGGATCCATTTGAAGTGATGACTGTTCGTTAGAGATAGGCAAGGAAAGGGTCGGGGTCAAAGCGTTAGTGTTTACAAAAAAATTTGAGTCTTTTTTGTTTACAGGCGGCGTTTTGTTTACGTGGTCGAGGCCGAGTGCTTGGTTGCGTTTTTGTTGTTGGATGGCGCGTTTGTTGTTTACGTATGCGGCTCCGCGTTTGCTGTTGCAGGGTTTGCAGGCTGGTACGAGGTTGTCTAGGTCGTCTGTTCCGCCGGCGTCGAAGGGTATTAGGTGGTCTGCGTCTGTGGCGGGTGCGCGACGGCACCAGTGGCAGAGTGGTTGGTCGGCTAGGACTTCTTTTCTGTTGCGGTTGAATTCGGGTGT